ATCTTGAGGGATTACCTTCAAGATCTCGAACAGGTAATCATGCAACGGCTTCATTGCCCATTGCGTGAAACAGTCTACCATAGCAAATACACGGATTTTACCCGCAGGTTCATCTTTTAAACCTAGTTTACCCAATGACGTTGGCACATCCCGTGCCTCATCCGTCAAAAGTGACGGTGCTACTTTACTAAACTCCTCCAACCAATTGAGGAATCTAGTATTTCGCGTCAGCTGCAACCAATCTCTAAAGAAAGGGAGCAGGTCAGATTGGGACCAAGCTATAGCTGTACGAATTATACCAAACGGTGACGTAGACAGATATAAATCATTTGTAGGCGTTGTACGCGGAATGAGAAAAGGTGAAACTCGAAATCTAGATAGAAGAGAGATCGGATCTTTAAGATCGTCCTCATCAACAGCTTGTAATTTAACAAGTTTTCTCCAGAAGTGGCTCGAAAATCGAGACCACTCAGGTAGGAATCCCGAAAGATCCTTACCTGAATCGGTAATTGAAGAAAAAGATAACTTTCCTGGAAACTCGATTACTCTATAAATAGAGAACAAAGTAAACCAGTATCGTATGATAAGGATATCCCCAGCTGCAATCCGTCTTCTATGAAGAACGGGTATTACAGTAGGAAGTCCCAACATCCCTCTTCTAACTCTAGGAGTAGAAGGAAAGGAAACTAAATCTCTCGCTATGGATTGGGCCAAAGATGTATTCAAGACTTTAAGAGTTATTACTAACCCTTTAAGGCCTTGACTTCGACCCAGGGATGAGCACCAAGACATGTAACGGATAGCTGGTTTTACAAAACCTAGACGCATATATCCTAACCGTCCACGAATTTGACTAATCAAAAACGTAAGGAACGGCCGACCTTGATTTCTCAAGATCATGGCACCAACAGCTGCTAATATATTCTCAAGTTGCGAACATATAAATAATTTTATTGTCACGCGTTGATTATTATTAACATCATTGGACTCGGTTTCCACTTGCGTGGGCCGCAGCCACCTTATTCAAGGAGACGGATGTTTCGTCTGAGGCTTCAAACTAACTATCCACCAGATGTACCAACAAGGTGCATCGACATCAAGAACCTATTACAGTTCTCGTGCTCGACCACTCTTTAGAATTGGTAAGGACCCCGCCTTTAGCAGGCCTATCAATACTAAACCCCTTCCACTTAAGGAAGAACCTTAGCACGTAGTACCTACGTATGGGCATTTCGTAATCGGAATACCGACCCTATCCTTCTCTACATCCTTAGGAATTAGAGAGACCTCACGTCTTAATCCATCAACTGGCCTAAATCAGCCATTGAGAGTTAGGGTGTGAGCCTGTCCCAATGTTGTCCGCAACGGACACCAATAAGAACCAGAATCAGAAATTAAAACGGAATAATTACCGTAGGAGAACCTAGATCCGCGATGCTGAACTAACAGCTACGCTTCTTTAAGTCCTTTCTTAGGATTTTAAGAAGTTAGAGTGCAATGCACT